AAGTACTTATCTAGACCGGCCATTAGAATGATATGTACTAGACCAACACTAGACCGTGGAACTAGACCAGTGAGTTAGACCATGAACTAGAACCATGTAATGAGAGCGAGTGACATTAGAATGGTATGTAAGGAATGTACATGTAGTGTATGGGTAGCACCAGGTCGATGAAGTACTGGTGTAAGCCGTGGTAATGACTTGGTAGTTTGTTATGTGTATCTATGTGTTTTCGTGATGGTGGTCACAGTACAGTACAGTATCTATGTTTATTTGTTTGACAACTAAAAGGGCTATTACTACTATGTAAGGACAGCAACAGAAACCACCCACTAAAACGAAAACGTGATGAATATCACATAAGGGCATAACATGACGGTACAAGAACTGAAAGACTACATCTTAGAAAATACATCTATGACGACCACGAAAGCACATGAGAAGGCTTTACTAATTAAGATGGGTAAACGCAAACTAGAAGAATATGTACCCGCAGCAAGTAAACAAAAAGTATACATTCCACGTGGTTATTTTTACTCGCTAGGTATGGAAGAAACTACAGTAGAACGTAAGGTTACAGTCATCACGTCTAGAATGGCTACCGTTTATGGCATCGTTAAGATTGCAGGTAAACTCATCGAGGTTTATCAAACAGACGGTAAAGAGTGGACGACCTGTTAACACTAAAAGGAACACAGCATGAAAACAGTTCAATTAGATATGGTCTTTGAAGTAACCGACAAAGAGAGTGCTTGGGTAACATATGAGCGTATCGAATCAGCGCTTATTGAGATTTACGGTAACGATATTGATATTGCCTACTTAGGTTGTGGCTGTATCTGTATAGAGGACGTGCCACTTGCTAACGTAGAACGTATCGTAGAACTTGTAGAGACTTTCAAGTAACATGAACAAATGTGAGCTTGTTCTATCGCTTGCACTACTAGCAGGCATAATACTATTAACGGGAGTACCATCATGAACACAACATACAAATCACGTATGTGCGTTAGCCATCCGTCACAAACTGTTATCCGTGAACTAAGTAAAGCGTTTGAGGTAATGCGTAAACGTTACTTAGAGAGTGGCATAGACTACGACACCACGGATAAACCTATGGACGGTTATCAGGCAATGCAGTATCGCTTTGATACAGATAAACATATCACCATTAGTACGGTGGGTAATGCCACTGCTATCTACGGTAGTACGGCAAATATTGCATTCCGTTTCTGGCATGACTGCGTACATTGTCTACTACGTCAAGATTTCAGTTACAAAGGCGAACACACGGTAATCATGGAACAAGCCGCTGAACTACGTGACTATGGTATCAGTGAAGAGGCTATGGAAGTGTTCATGGCTGACACTATCGGACAAGTTCGTTACTACTACGAGCACAAAGAGTTCGTCAAAGACCAACAAAGGTTTATTACTACCTGTCTAACACAAGGGCTAGAACAAGCCGTTTTGATTAAGCAACACTAAAAGGGCTATTCTTTTATTTGAAGACTGTTAGAATAGCTATGTACAAGGCTATTCTAATGTCTATTCTAATTACTTATATAATTACTATTCTAATATCTAATCTAATAACATTCTAAAAGGGTATTAATTCAGTACCTTTTCAAAATGTGACTTAAATCACTTTACAAATAATTCAGATGATGCATAGTTCATCTCAAGCAACACAGATACACCGTTCTTTAATAATCCGACTCGTTACTTGTTACTTAGTGACTACCTATCATAGAAAGCCTTGAGACTTAACTGCTCATCACATAAGGTAAGTATTACGGAGACCACGAAAAGTTATTGACAAGATAAACGGGTTGGGTTACATTAGAGGTGTGGATAGGGAAGCTGAATAGCCAAGTACCTAAACAATCAAAGGGAAGCTGAATAGCAAAGTACCTAAGATTAAATAAACGCTTGACAAGTTAAACGGAAACGAGTAACTTAGATAGCAAGCAACAAGAGCACGCTACTCACAAACAAAGCGAAGACCTCAGCCAAGAGAATAAAATGGATATCAAGGAAAAACCAACCGTCGGGTAACCGGCGGGGCGTCGGAGACTACAAATCAATAGACGCGGTGAGAATACAATCATTTGACTAAGTGCGGTATCGTTTGACGTTGGACTTGAGGAAACAATCGCAAAGGGCATGACTGCTTAGAGCGAGGGAAACAACGGGAAAGGCCAGATACTTAATATACGACAAGGTGGATGATTGGGTAACTCACAGAATCTACGGATTCTAATATACATTCTGTACTAGACGAGTGTATATCATAATCCTAAACGAACAATAAGTGAGAGATGTTATGACTACTAAAACTAAACTAACTGCTAAATCATCTGCTGACGCTGTAAACGCTTTAATCGTAAAAGCAGGTAATTCTACTAAGGTGATGCGTGACGATATTCAAAACGCGGCTTGTGGCGTCTTAATCCATGCTGAGAAGTTCGGTGATTACACACTGGCTAACAGCTTGATTACTACCGTGACTGAGGGAACGAATATCAAGTCTTTGGTTGTATGGTTCGAAGAGTTCGGGGGACTTATCGTGGACGAGTCAAACAGTGAACTTGGCTTTACATCATGGAAAGGTGCAGACCATATCCGCGATAACTTCCAGAAAGCCAAGGCTAAGGGTTGGTGGACTTGTAAGCCGATGACGCCATTCAAGGGCTACGACCTAATGAGTGAGCTTGAAAAGCTTGTTAAGATGGCAGCTAAGAAAGCCGCTGAATCCCGTAAATACGAGAATGAAGGTGAAATCGAAAAGCTTGATGCTATGTCCATCGATGCGGAGCTACTGAATAAACTCAGCGAATTAACAAAGACTCATGGTGGTAAGGTAGAACTAGTTCAATCGGATAACCCTAAGAACGTTAAACAAGAGGCATCAACAGCACCGAAGAAGACAACACAAGAGCCTAAAGCGGCTTAGTTGATTTGACAGTTAGGCATTCGATGAGTGCCTTTCTGCAAGTTACCTAAACAAGTGAGACTAACAATGACTGATTTAAAGCAGTACCAAATAATACACAAGGCATTAGTTGGTATAAACGCCGATATCCAAAACGGCCAGTTCGATGCGTATGGGTTATGTAATACCTTTCGGTATAAGATAAAGAACCTTACAGGAAACTACGTCGGTAGTAAGCTTATTCATAAGTTAGATACATTGATGCAATCGTGGCCTGAGTATAGTGGAGACCCTAGTTATATTATCGGCCAGTCTGGGTTTGATGCTGCTATGATGTATGGCTTTGCTCCACCTTACTGGCAAGGCTCATATTCTGAATGGATGTGGTCTGAGAAGTCACCGTATGGTCGCAAACGTCGCGAGTTGCTGGTATGGCTTATCAATCGATGCGAAGAGATTACGGGGCAAGTACTATGATTATACTACAGGCTACTTGGTGTGACTGTATTCAGTGGCAATCGTCTATACACGGAAGATGTGTTAAGTGCGGAGGGTATATTGTATGAAGTATATTAAATGGAACCCTACCAAATGGATTGGTTATGATAACAGTCGTAAAGCCCCGTTTGCAGCGCCTCAAATGCGAGCTGTGAAGACCGTAGACAAGGCTATTCGTAAGATGAGAGGGATTAGCCCATGTTCTTAGTATGCGTGGAGACCTTTGGACAAGAGGAACATTTGACGGTAGACAAAATATACTTCTCGAACTCTGTAAGGGATAACTCATACAACGTGTGTACTGATACAGGTCAATGGTTATGGTTATCGATTGACCGATTCAAGATAAGTAAAGGTCACTAGAATGAAGGGCGTCCGATACGTCCCTAACAGAGACTTACAGGGCAAGCTTAGTAAGTTCAATAATGTATGGCAAGCACAACATACCGCACAGGGTAAGAGATTACGACGTATCTTTCCTACTCAGTGCGGTGCTATACTTCAAAGATTACAGTGGGAGCAAGAAAGAGAACAATTGAAAAGAGGCCGTAAGGCTATACCACCAGAGATACGGAGGAAATTATGTAGTATCTTATCTCACATATAGCTCACATAACCTGACCTTAATCAGAGAACATACGCCCTTACTAGTGCGTAAAGATGAAGTTAAACGGTTGATAGCCCGATGTGCTCTTCAGGTAAAAACTTAGAGTACATCCAGATATTTACCTAACAAGAGATTGATACAATGCGAAAGTTATACAAAGGTGAAAAGGGTGGTCGTCGAATCTTGAACGGTCATGAAAAGATTAGTCGTGGACGTTTGAATACTATTAACCTCGAACGTTCACTATCCCTAAGCGTGGCTGAATCACAAGGTCGTATTCGTGTACAACAAGAGAACGACTCAATTCGTATGGAGTATTAGTATGAACAATAAACAAGTCGAACGAATCATAACGCTTTACTTGGCGGTTAGTAAGGTAATCGCTATGCTTATCTTGGCTTTGGTTCTCTTTTTTGGTGGTATGTTAGCAGCGGAGGCCAGTAATTCCGCACCAAAGGACGGACTATGCGAGTACATGGTAATACAGGATGGGGAGATTTTGTCTCTTGAGGTATTCGAATGCTAGTCAGACTCATAGCCTACAGAGGACACGGTAAGTGTTCAGTATTCCGGTATGTCGAGAACCACGGACATGCTACCAGAGAACTATACGAGGAGTATCCCGATGGAAACTACACAAGACAACAAGTTAAAATCATCAAGTAATGAAAACCGTAGTGAGTCACTTTCTGTACTAAACGATACGATACTTGGAAAGAAACCGTTCTCAGTCGTAGAGAAAGGAAAAGCCCCTTGGTTATTCGAACAGGTAATGGCACATACTGCATTGCTCGATATCCGAATGTATTTCCCTAATGAATTGGCATTCACAGCTAAACGATTAGGCCATGTAAAGTATCATACAAAGTACCAAGCATTACACCGTGAACGTGTTAACCAATCCATGAGCCGTGATGAATTTCAACGTCAAATGGGTAAGCTCTTTGGCTATAGTGAAGAATCGATTCAAGAGTTTATTGATTCTGGTCTGTACTGTGAGTGCCATAACTGCGGAGGTAAATAACTGACGTAATCTCTTAGATACCGCAATCCAACTTTTACACCTGACAATTATTCGAGGAAACGATATGTCTACAGTTCAACTAACACTAATTGCACGAGCTACTGCATTTGCAGGTACAGCAGAAGAGAAACACTTTGAAGAGGAAGTTCCTGCCGATTGTACGAACCTTGGGCCTATCTGTGACCAAGTAGAAGCCAAGGCACGTTCTTATGAAGCAGAGAACGCACAGACAGCCCTCTTTGCTCAAGTAGAACAGGCCAATGGTAAGAAGCTTACCAAACCACAACGAGAACTCTTAATCCTAGCTCTGAGCTTACAAGCAGGAACACATGAACCAGTCGAACAAAGCACTGAAACTCCACCAACAGATTCAAACCCTGAAGAACAAACTGAGACTACCTCAGACAGCGTTGAGCAGACAGCTACTGAAACAACGTCTAAAGAAAGCACAGAAGAAGTTCAAAGCGATGGCGTAGATGATAGCACAGAGTCCACTGAAGAGCCTGAGCAGCAAGAAGAACAATCAGCCGATGAGTTAGTCCAAGAAGCGGCTCAAGAGGCAGAGAAGGCCACTGGGAGCGATACCGATGCAGGTGTGGAAGCAGCACTGGCAGCATTAGGTCTTTAATCAGTAACAAGCCTATAAATTTAATAAACTGGAGTAATTATGTTAACAGTAAAAGTATTGAGCCGACTGGCAGACCTCGCACTAAGTGTATTTGTTAAACTTAACGCTACCAAGGCATCACAAAAGGTGGCGCTTGGTAAGAAGTTACAAGCTAAGGCCAAGGCAGCAGCAAGTAATACCGCAGCAGTTCAGAAAGAATGTAAGGATGAGGCACTAAACCTTGAGATTGCACTGACAGAAGAGATTGCAGCACTTGAACAACGTTACGACCTAAAGCATCAAGCTATTGAACAGAAGCTCGACGATGCCAAGGCTATCGAGTTCAAGATTGCCGATAAATACGAAGCATTAGATAACCTGTAATTTTAGACCTATGGCCTTGCTCATGCAGGGTCATATCCTAAGATAACAAACAAGAGATGAGACTATGGCAATTGTATACAGAGTAGAGCGCGGTGCAGGTACTGAGTTAGGTAAGGGTATATACCGTGACGGTACTGAAACAGGAACGTACTTAGCAGAAGGGTGTAAAGATAACCACCCTACACCACACTACGACCCGAAACTAAACAGTGCACTGAGACGTTATAGTGAGTGGGAGGAGTGTGAGTATTTCCCTCAAGGACTTGTCTTCGGATTTGATAGTTTAGAATCTATGGTTCGATGGTTCACAGGATTCCGTAAGGAAGCTGTCGTAAATAAACTAGACGACGATATTAGAATAGCTGCCTATCGTACTGATGACGTAGTATACGGGACATTTCAGTTGTGCTTTGAAGCTGATACCGCAGAGTACATCGAAGAGTATTCAAAGGACTACTTCTTGTAAGGAGTTGTTATGGGATGGATACATCAAGATGATTATTTAGAAGAAGCCAAACTGTTACCACTAGGACACGATAAACGAATAGGACATTTCTGCGGAGAGGGCGACGTCTTAAAGATAGCCCATACACCGAAGGGGTATACCGCTTACTGTTTTCGTTGTGCTGATAATGGCTTCACACCTATCGAACGTCAGAAGTTGAGCGACTTTGATATCCTGAATCAACAGGAAGCAGCTCGAGAAATGACACGCACTATGGAGTTACCCAGTGACTTTACTCAAGAGATTCCTACGAGGCATGCTTTATGGCTCTTCAGAGCAGGTTTGTCGATGGATAGGATTAGGGATTCTGGCTTTGGTTATTCTGAACGTCTTGGCAGAGTTGTGTTACCTGTTTATGAGAATAACAAGTTAGTTTATATACAAGCTAGGGCTACTCAGTTCCCTGAGCAACAGCCCAAGTACCTCAACATTAAAGGAGCAGCGAAAGATGATATCATCTATACCGCTAAACCCAATAACGAACTCTTTGCCTCGACGGTTGTCATTACGGAAGATATACTCTCAGCCACTAGAGTTGGAGAGGTATGCCTGTCGTGCTCTATTATGGGAACGAAACTTAGTGACGGACAGACTATTAAGTTTGCCGCCTATGATACAGCCGTATGGTGGTTGGACGGCGATGACGCCGGAATTAGTGGCTCAAGAAAAGGTAGTCGAGCACTTCAATTCTACGTTCGGTCACAACGAATTATCCGAACACCTAAAGACCCTAAGATGTACTCAAGCAGGGTCATACGAGATGTTCTACTTTCCAGAGAGTATGACATCGTCGTTAACTAATGAATTACTTATCCGTAACCTACACGACATGGTAGACACTTTAAAACGTAAGGAGATGAAACGTGACTACTACGCCGTAATATACGGGTCAGTTAAGGGGGATTTATCCTAGACATAACACTACTCAGAGTAATGAAGGTCAGAGATACGTACTTAAAGACGTATCGGGCAGTACCATCCAAGGGCTTAGATGAGAAGACAAATACTCTATTGAAAGCCTTTGGTCGTTACTTCGCAGAGTTCACAGAGCACGAGGTAATCCAGTTACCTACATTCAAATCGGTATTCTTTAACTTTTATGAGAAGACATTAAGTGATACGGAACGAGCGTTATATACCCGTATTATTGATGGCCTTAACGTAGAGGTCGATGAAGAAACACGAGCCACTATGATTGACCGTCTTAACGAGGTTGACTATACAATGCAGGCGGCACAGTTACTACAGGATTATGCCGATGGTAAAGACCTCGATGTTATTCATTCACTGGGGGAATTGACGGATAAGATTAAGCTACAACGTGAGCGTCGTGTTAAGATACCTTGGGTTAATGATGACATCAACGACCTGTTGGTAGAAGACGAGCTGGACGGTGGCTTACGATGGCGTCTTGATTGCCTTAATGAATCGATGCGACCATTGAGAGGTGGGGACTTCGGTGTTATAGCAGGACGACCTGATACAGGTAAGACTACCTTCTTGACTGGTGAGCTTACATTCATGGCACCGCAATTCGATGAGGTGTATCCTGATGATACCCGATATATCATATGGTTCAACAATGAAGGGCCGGGTAAGCGTATTGTTACTCGTGGATACCAATCAGCACTAGGCGTATCTACTCCTGACCTTGTTAGTTACAAGCAAGACGGTACTATTGTTCAACGCTACATTGACGCTATGGGTGCGATTGACCGACTCAGAATTATTGATGTCCATGATATGTGGTCACACGATATACTTGACATCTTAGAGCAAATGAAACCCGGGCTTATCGTGTTCGATATGATTGATAACATAAAGTTCAACGGTGACTTAGGTGGTGCATCACGGACTGACCAAGTACTAGAGGCTCAGTATCAGTGGGCAAGGTTACTTGGTGTTAAATACGACTGCCCTGTATTGGCTACATCTCAAATATCTAATGAAGGTGACGGTGAGTTATTCCCTACGTTAGGTATGCTCAAAGATTCCAAGACAGGTAAACAAGGGGCTTCTGACTTTCAGCTTATGATAGGCAAGAATAACGCACCTAACATGGAAGATGTCAGAGGTATCGGATTAGTTAAGAATAAGCTACATAAGTTTGGAAGTAAGAAAGACCCACGAGCTGTAGTTAATTTCAATGGACAGATAGGGCGATACGAAACGCCTTTGGAGTGTTAAATGAAAGCAGGATATTACAAGCTGATTGACAGAGAAGGTTATCTTTCAAGTCATCAAAATAACTCGAACATCTTGAAAGTCTATGGGCATACTTTGCACGTACAGGGTAGAGGGATAGCCGTTGTATGTAAGGATGCGTTACACCCTGATACTGTGCTTATATACGGAAGCGAGCTAGACTTCTTTGAGTATTTAGGTGAGACGTTGCCTAAACCTATAATGAAACCAGTATACCGACGAAACAAGCGTACACCTAAAGCGGGCGAGGTATGGAGAGCGATTATGTGTAACGGTGAGGAAGCCTTTTATAACATACTAGAGGTTGATGACGACATTGTTACATACGAGCTTATTATGCCGTATACTAAACCATCCAGACTGGTTAACCGTCGTAGTATAGGGTCTTTCCTAAGTATAATTTCTACTTATCAAGGTATCCCACAGTACCGTACATTCTCTCACTAACGTAACGCCTTAGCTACGTTAATCCCAAACTTTTGGGTGACAATTATTTCAGACCAGAGGATTCATTATGTCTATCAAAGCAGCTAAGTTTATTTGTAGTATATTTAACACATTCAAACCCGGCTCTGCTGTTATTGCAGGTGGGTACGTTCGTGATTTAGTAACGGGACGTAGTCCAAAAGATATCGATATACTCGTAGAGTTCGGGTCAACAGCGGACTATGCAGAGGTTGGTATATTGGCTGACCGTTTAGGGTATACTGTGCAAGACCATAGCTTCGGTTCATCGGGTAATTACGAAGATGACGAAGACTCGGAATTACGTAGAGTTATCACCTTACATAAGCCGAACGAGTTAACTATTGACATCCTTTTCTTAAATGTTACCTGCATGGAACGTATTGATAATTTCCCATGCAACGCGTCGATGTTCTGGTTAGACGGTGACGATATTCGTAAGACAGACCAAGCTAAGGAATGGCTAGCCACAAATAAGCTGCAGTTCTATAAGTTGGCTACAACGGCGTACATTCAAAGAATGGAGAACTACTTTCCTGAGTGTATTCGATAGGAGTAACCATGAGTTATTTTGTCTATGATAGAGAAACAACAACAAGAACGACGTTTAAGCGAAAAGCTAATCCATTTGACCCTCTCAATTGGACTGTTGCTTTGGGTTATAAGCATCAAGGCGAAGGGGTGGAGACGGTATATTACGACACGAGCGAACAAGTTCCTGTCTTACCTCTCAAGCCTAAAACGTCACTAATCATTGGTCACAATATCAAGTTCGATATGTCTTATCAGTACCAAGCCGATGAGATGCACAAGTTCTTGGTAGGTGGCGGTAAGATTTGGTGTACTCAACTTGCAGAGTATTATCTGATGGGCCACCAACAACAGGCACAGATGGTGTCAATGGATGACATCGTTGAGAAATACGGGGGCGTCTTAAAGATGGATGAGGTCAAGGCTTTATGGGAAGCAGGTGTTGATACACCTGACATTCCAGAAGACCTCTTAATCAGATACCTCAACGGCGACATTGCTAATACGGAAAAGATATTCCTTGGTCAAGTAGCACAAGCCAAGAAGCGTGGTATGCTGCCTATCATTATGGCACGAATGGATGCTTTGTTATGTACTGTAGAGATGGAGTACAACGGGCTATTCATTGACAAGAAGCAAGCCTATCTTGATAAGCATATGTTAGAGACTGAGTTGGCCGAACTTGAGGTTATCCTTGAGAAGTCGATTCCTGAAAACAAACCTAAAGAGTTGGAGTTCAATTGGGGTTCAGGTAATCATAAGTCAGCTTTGTTATTCGGTGGTGCAGTTCGTTACAAGAAGTGGACTCATAACATCGATGATGACGGTACGTTCATGTATACCAAGAAGGATAAGACTGTACTCATTAAGTTAGACGGTGAGTATACCGACTTTACATTAGATGAGTTCGAAGCCTTGCCTCTTGAGGTACGCCAAGGTGTTCTTGAGAAGGTTCAGGTCAATAAGGGTGGTGCTAACAAGGGCTTTCCTAAGACCAAGAAAATAAAGGTCAATGACTTAACTAAGCCGAAGGGTTCACAGAAGGATTTTATCTTTGAGTTCCCGGGTTATACCAAGCCCGACCCTGAGTGGGCAGGTAAAAAGGTCGATGCACTTGGAAAGCCAGTGTATTCGACGAACGCCGATACAATGGACTTACTCAAAGGTTCCGACATACCATTCGTACAAGCCTTGGTTAACCATGCAACGATTACCAAAGACCTCGGTACGTACTACCTTATCGAAAAGCACAAAAGAGACAAGAAGACAGGCGAGGTCAAGACAACGCAGAACGGTATGCTAGTTTGTGTGATGCCTGACCCTAATGGTGATGATACCAAAGGCTTCATTCACCACAAGCTGAATATGAACAAGACTATCACAAGTCGTATGTCCTCTAGTGACCCTAACCTTCAGAATATCAGCCGAGCTGATTACAGTAAGGCACTTGGTCGTGAGAAATCAGTAGTTAAGCGTATGTTCATTAGTCGATTTGGTGCCGATGGTTGTATGATGGAAGTGGATTACTCCCAGCTAGAGGTAATCGTACAAGCAGTACTATCCGAAGACCCTCAGCTAATGCAGGACGTTAGAGACGGGGTGGACTTCCACTGTAAGCGACTGGCCTTTAAACTTCAAGAAGATTACGATGATGTCAAACGTAAGGCCAAGACAGAAAGTGACCCTGATTATTCTATCTACTCAGTGATGCGTACTAAGATTAAACAGTTCACTTTCCAACGTGCTTATGGTGCAGGTAAGAAAGCAATCGCTGCTGAGACTGGTATGACAGAGGATGAAGTACAAGAGCTAATGGATGTAGAAGAAAAACTATATCCGGGTATCACGGTCTTTTATGACAAGGTACAAGCAGCTATTGAATCGTCTCGTTGGCAGACCCAGTTATTCGAATCATTCCCTGATAAACCCGGCTCTTGTCAACTAGGTAAAGGTGAGTGGATTGCACCTACTGGTACACGTTATGTCTTCACCGAGAAACCTGCGGCTGCGTTTATCCGTAAACGTATCGGTGCTGATGCCTCGTTCTATCGACCACATGTACAGAACTATCCGGTACAAGGTACAGGCGGTGAGATGGTACAGGTTATCCTTGGTAAGTTGATGCGTCACTTCTTGGCTAACGGTAACTATGGTGGTAAGGCGTTCTTAGTTAATACCGTACATGACTGTGTGTGGTTTGACTGTCATAAGGACGTAGTTAAACAGGTGAAGGAAGAGTGCTCTAAAATCATGGAGAGTATTCCACTTTACTACAAAGAACTTTTTGGTCTTAATATTACCGTACCCTTCAGAGTAGAGGCTGAGGTCGGTGATAACATGATGGAAATGTCTCATTTAGAATCGTATATGGAGAAGAAGCAATGGTCGTAACACAAATTAATAATTCAGTTAACTCTGCAAAGTTCCCTAAACTAATGAAATGGAGAGATACATATATGATTGTGCTATTTCATACACAGGGTAGTGGCACAGTCGTACATAAAGGTACTAGCTCTAACAGTATAGGCTACATTAATAGTCACTGGGTTATGGGTCGCTTCTCTGACTATAAAGGCACACTAACTTTATCTAACGAATAAGGGATATTATGAAAGTACGTGAAGTAGTAACTGTTGTCCTTGTAGTAGGGCTGGCATTGCAATTCGTAACAACTTGGTTGATGTCTGATGATGCCGAGAAGTGTACCATTGAGACTAAGGTATCCGATACCAAGTCAACTTATGAATATCCTAACATCGAGGAATGCAAAGCCCTTCAGCTAAAGCACAAGGCATAACCTCTTAAATACAGGAAATAAGGTTTATAGGGTGGAAATTATTCGCCCTATTGATTAATGCCACTCCTTAGAATAACCAAAATCAACACCTTAACTATACCGCAGTATCTATTGCAACCGTTAGAATAGGCCAGTAGATACCAAAGAACATATATATATATATATACTATTAATACTATAGAGAGAGAGAATACTATGACTCGTCCAAATATCGCAGCACTAACAGCAGCAGCTAAGAAAGACAAGAACTTCACAGAGACATCAAGCGGTGGTAGCTTTGAGCGTGAACTACCAGTAGAAGGTATTGGTTTCTGTCGTCTACGTGAATACATCGAGTTAGGTATTCATACACACGGTAAAGGTGCTCATGCTAAAGACCGACCACTTGCACGCTTTGTATTTGAACTTACACACGGTAATCACCAAATCAAGTTTGAGAAAGATGGTAAGGAGCATACCACGGCTCATACAATGTCAGTGACTGTGCCTATCAGTGATAATGAATCAGCAGATTATATCAAAATATTTAACTTACTTAACTGGCAAGGTACTTACACTCATCCAATGGAAGCACTGGATATGCCTATGATGTGTAAGATTAATCACAGTAAGTCAGAAGATGGTAAGAAAGAGTATGCTAACCTTTGGACAGGTACTCCAAAAGATAAGTCATGGCAGATTCTTCCTCCGGTAATCGAAGCTGATTTGACAGTACCGGGAAGTGTAGCCAAGAACATCGAAGCAGCTATTCCCGGCTTATGTGGTGGCGAAGAATCTATTAAAGTATTCCTGTGGTTACATGCAGACCAAGCTCAGTGGGATACACTCTTCATCGAAGGTACTAAAACGGTCAAGGGTAAAGACGGTACAGAAACTGAGCAGTCTAAGAACTGGCTACAAGAACGTATCCGTAATGCCAAGAACTTCGCTGGTTCACCAATGGAACAAATCTTAGCAGCAGGTGGTGAAGATATGGGTAACTTACCTACCTCAGAAGAGGAAGTGCAGGCGGGAGGTGAAGATACCGATGCAGCACTGAAGGCTTTAGGTCTATAATGAAGCTTGACCTGAAAGCACTAGCAAGTAAGGTAGCGCCTATTGAGCAGTCAACGACTATGTTGGTAGACGAGGTACAAAACCTCTTACCCGACATGGTCGTTGGCCGTGAGGTGCATATCGATGGCGATAGTGCAGCCTATAAATGTAGTGGTAAAGATGGTACACCGCTTACCACATGTAAGAAACGCTTCAGACAATTCATAGAAGACAAACGACTAGCAGCAGGTGCAGAGTTTGTGAATCTATGTTTCACTGGTGGTGATGGTTCTAAGGGAGGACGCTACACCACGGCAGTGACTAAACCCTACCAAGAGACACGGGTTGGTACTCAGCGTCCTGAGAACTTACCTGAGCTAAGGGCATGGGCCTTGAACGAGTATGCAGGTAAGGCGATGGATATCACTGACTTCTTGGAGTCCGAAGGATATACTTACTTTACAGGCAACATACGTGTCCTAGAGACGTCGGAAGAAGCTGATGATACAATGACTCAACTTCATCAAATCTTCAAGGACAGAGGATTACACGACCTGTCAGTGATATGTGCAGAGGATAAAGACCTCTTCATGAACGACGGGTTATTTCTGGATTGGAATACACATGAACTTAGAGATTGTCCAACACCATACGGCCATAGTGAGCACTACCAAACGCCAAGTGGAACTAATAAAATTATTGGGGCAGGTAAGGCTTTCTTCTTCGCGCAACTCCTTACAGGCGATACAGCCGATAATATACCGGGATTACCTTACTTTACGTCAGCCCTTGCCGCTACGTGTTTTCCGTCTAGTGAATTACGTGAACAGAAGCGGCGGTACACCGAACAAACCATGCCAAGTGGTAAAGCCCTCACACCCTCTCAGTCAGAGGCAGTTAAGAAAAAGATTAGTAAGCTTGTCGCTTCTACGAAATCTAAGTCCTGTGGCCCGGTTGCGGTACTTGAGTATCTCGAAGAGTGTCGAACAGAACGAGAAGCTTTCGATAAAGTGTTAAGGGCGTATTGCGCTTATTATGGTAAGGATGAGGAAGTATACAATCCTCATACCGAACAGACTGAAATTTGGCAACCGCTCGACTTTATGATTGAGCAAGGTCGTCTACTCTGGATGCGTCGATACTACGGTGAAGATGTCACAGATTACTTCAAGGAGATTGTGCATGGCACGACAACATAAACGACAACAACGTATCAATAAACTAACACGTTACGTTATCAAGATTGACGATGGTCAGGCTTATGTCTTCACCTTTAAGGCAGGAAAATTATTCAATCAAGTCAAACGTGAGATGCGTAAGGTAGCCAAGGCCCTTGGTTATACACCTTATGAGCTATTCACTACGCTGAAGTTCTATGAGCTACTTACTAAGCCAGAAGTTCAACAATTCATGAAAGAGGTACGTGACCTTGAGAAAGCTGAAGAAGAGCGAAGTTGCTCCGGTAGTGAAGCAGTTACTTGCCAAACAGAAGGGTAAGTGTGAACTCTGCGGCTGTCCTATGGTTCAGGGTAAACGTGCGGTATGGAAGGGAAGTAAACGAGGCTTACCCTGCCTAGACCACGACCACGACCATGGGGCGGTAAGGGGCGTACTATGCAATACCTGTAATACCGGGGAAGGTCAAGTACGTCTCACAGCAATGCGCTATGGTATGGGTAAAGATAACTATATAGATTGGGTTATCAAGTTAGCTGCGTACTATCACACAAGAGCACGTAAACCTGTATTCCCTTACATCCACCCAGAACACAAGACGGAAGAGGATAAGCGTCAAGAACGTAATGCCAAGGCCCGTCAACGTAGAAAACTAAATAAGGCGTAGCTATGTACCTACTTCTAGAAACTCTATTACTAATCTGCCTACTGGTAGACCTAATCATTAACCGAGAGCAGTTATTCGAAGACCTCAAACGATTTGGTACATGGGCTTGCTGCTTGTATAGAAACACCACGAAGTACATCTTACGACTTGTAAAACACACCTCAGTTAATAAGTAAGGATTAATCATGGCTCAACGTAAGAACTTCCCAGACGCTGTTATCTTGAAAGCAGTAAAGGCTACTGAAACAATAACAGCAGCGGCTAAAGAATTAACTCAGCTAGGTCGTGGTAAGGTATCCCGTCAAACATTATCCTACTGGCTACTACATATGGATAACGACGTTGCAGAAGATGTACTAGAATCCGAGGACTTCGCTAAGTCAGAAGGTGCCAAGCGTACAGCGCAGTTAACCAATAACCACTTACGAAAGATTAACCGTCAGGTACTTGATGCCGAACGTACAAAAGACGAAGTACTTCAAGGTGTAGAGCAAGCCGTAGCAGTTATGAAAGACTTACCGCCTATTAACTTAGTCAAGATGCCTAAGCCTGTAGATGGTAAGAAGATGACGGTAGAGGCATTGTTCAGTGACCTTCAGATTGGTAAGTTGATGGACAACTATACAACGGATATTTCTATCAAACGTATGAAGGAATACACCGAAGTACTCATCGAGAAAATTTACCAGCATACTGCCAATGGCTACGATATCGAACGTATCATGTTTTGTATGCTAGGTGATATCATTGAATCAGATAAGAAACACGCTAACTCAGCACGAGCTTGTGATTCAGGTACAGCAGAGCAGATGCAGAACGCAATCCAGTACATCTATAAGTTAGTGATTGAACCATTGGCTAGTCTTGGTATTCCTATGGACGTTATCTGTATTACCGGTAATCACGACCACGATGGTCATGGTCTTGAGATGTTCCAACCGGGTAAGACGCAGCTATCATGGCCGATGTATCATTCGATGCGTATGATTGCCGAAGCTCGTGGCTTAGGCCATGTTAAGTTCCATATCCCAGAAGGTGCCTTCCATGTTAATGAAATCTATGGCAATCACGTTCTGTATGAGCACGGTGTTGGTGTTGGTGCAAACCCTGCTTCAATGTCTAAACGTGTCGTCGATAGAACTAAACAGTTACATACCTACATTGACCTTTATCGTATGGGTGATAAACATCATATTTGCCGCTTTAATAACGATAAGCTCATCGTCAACGGCGCGTTCTTTGGTGATGACCGTACAGGTTCTGAATATAGTGGTATATGTGGTTATGATGGTAATATTGCTCAGTTGGTACTCTTCCACGTAGAGCGTAAGGATGTGTATCGTACTTCTATTTTCGATACATTGGCTATTCAACTAGGACATATTGTGTAAAGTCTTAGCTAAACGTTTTAAGATTTCAAGGGTCGGAATTTTCTGGCCCTTTCGATTCGGGGGAAATATGGAATCACTCTTAACTAGTCAGTGGTTATGGCCTATCCTATTCATGGCACAGTTTGCCCAAGTGTTCGCTCTTGTTATGAATAGTAAGTTACTCAGAGATGACCGATGGATACTTGCAATGCTGAACTCATGGACTATTAGTATCACTCAGTTCGCATTCGTTTACATCGTGGCACAAACACCCAATGTATTCACTACCTTTATGGTCGCCGCTTTAGGTGGCTCGTTAGGTTGCGGTGCATCACATCTATTTTATACTCGTTACGTTTTCAGGGGGAAGTAATATGTCTTGGTTAGAAATTTGGGCAATGATTCAGGTTATCGGTGGTCTTGTCGGTGTAGGTGTCTTCGTGATTATGCTAGGATTCCTTACATACTTTACATTTAAAGGGGAATAAAATGCGATTAGGTTTTACAGGTCAAGCAGGTTCAGGTAAAGACACAGCAGCTCAAATGGCACAGGCTATCATGCCAAGTCATCCTATCTACTCACTAGCAGGCCCAATTAAGGATGTATTCGATAAGGCATTCAAATGGGATGAACGTCATAGGGATGGTGAACTAAAAGAGGTACGCCTAGACCGCTTCATGATTAACCCACTGGACTTAGTGATTCATGCCTCTAGACAGTACAACGTACATCCTAAAGTAGCGACCAAAGCTGTTGAATTATTCTTGGATGTCATTCAGATGCACAATGTACATGTAACGGTGTATAATGGTGTAACAGTAGCTATTGAAAACCTATCACCACGTATCGCTTACCAAGTATGGGGTACGGAAGTATGGCGTAAGATTGGTGGTGATACTTTCTGGATGGATATTGCCCCTGACGACTGTATTATCCCGGATATTCGCTTTGATAACGAGGCAAGTATCTGTGATGTACTCTTCGAGATTCAGGGTAAGAATCATCGTACAGGTAGTAAAGTAAATCAACATGCAAGTGAAGCAGGTATTTCTGAAGAACTTATCGACCTTACGGTACATAACACAGGAACACTAGTGGAACTACAAGAAAAGGTAGTTGATGCCCTTTATTGTTATGGAGTACAGGACGAATGAAGCATGGAGAGAAGGTGATATTACTTACCGGTAAATTTAAGGATAAAGAGGCATATGTACGTTATGGATTACGGAAGCGTCACTGTAATTACCCACAACAGTACTGTGTTAATGTACAAACAGGCTTAGGTTGGAAGACCTTGGTATGTAATGAAACTAACCTATTAAGGAAACGGACTTGAACGTATTTGAATTTCTTGGTTTACCTGCCGACCATCGCAAACCTAACAAGGCAGTGATGACTGTTAAGAACTATGAAGAGGTTCCTGATTCTAAGAAAGAGTTCCCGATGTTTGCTCAACTCAAGAAGGACGGTGTGTACTGTCTTGTTGTTGTTCATGATGGAAAACGTGCGATGTTCAACCGTACTGGTAAACAGATGCAGAACACAGGAGTCATTAAGGTCAGTAACTGTCCTGATGGTGTATATATTGCAGAGCTATGTAACGATTCGTGCAGCTTAGAAGTTCTAAGTGGTATCGTTAACCCTAATCGGACTAAAGCGCTCTCAGAAGAGCAACTATACCTTACTAACTCGATGTACTTGGCTTACTTTGACTTTCTACTCATCTCAGAGTTTATAGAAGGACTAGAACCCGCCCCATATAACGTTCGTCATAAAGCTTTAGTTAGTAATAAAGGTGTACTCGAAGATGACGAGACTATACTGAAGTATGCGATAGTGGAGAATGAACAGCAACTCAAAGGTCTTGCTTACTTCTTATGTGGACAAGACGAAGAAGGTGTAGTCGCTAAACAAATGGGATGCGGTTGGGTTGCAGGTCATAAAGGTTATCGTCAGATGAAGATAGTCAAGAACGTAGAGAACGGTTTTGGTATTGACGTTGACCTTTTGTGTATTGGATTTGAAGAAGGGCAAGGTAAGTATGAAGGTAAGATTGCTAACTTACTATTTAAGTACAAGAACGGTGCCACGGTTACTGCAATGCTCGGTAAAGGTTGGACTCATGCTATGGCAGAACGTCTCTTTATCGATATTCATACAGGTGAGTTCACACCAGTTGGTAAGGTATACCGTGTAGTTGGATTACAGGGTTCTAGTAAGAATGAGCTTATTCGTTTACCGAAGGTAAGAGAATACAGGCACGATAAAATAGAAGGTGATTACTAATGCGATTCTTAATTAAAGTAGACTTCAAGGGTTCCAGTAAATCTTCGACTATTCAGGGAAACTACTGGACAGCTAGGGATAACCAAACAACACCTAATCGACGTAATGCAACAGTATTCTTATCCAAGGATATGCCTGCTATATTACGTCGCTGTAAGGAGGAAGGCGTTAACTTCAAACATATCGCTAAAGTTATCCCGTTACATGGGTAATTCGCAGGCTAAAGAAGTAGCAGACTACTTAGATAATCACTTCTTGGAGACATTAATGAACGATACAATTCAACTAACCGAAGCTCAAGTATGGGAGAAGGTCTATGCAGGACAAGATATCACGAGCAGTATGCGACAACTTGAAAATCTCTCAAGAGAAAAAGCAGAGGAAGTTCGCCAAGAGATTATCGAATACTGTAACGCCTTGTCAGATTAGTAAGATTGCAGGACGTCCTTACCTATCACAGGAGGACGTTAAGCTCCTCCGTATGGCATTGGGTCGGCTTAATAGAACAGACCCGTCAGAAGCTCTTAGATTGACAACGAAGTACTATGATAGGATAGGTTAGAATGGCTTATACATTAGCAGACCAGATGCAACTAGAACAAGACCAGTTACGAGCAGGTATCGAAAGGTATGCACGTATACAAAAGGCACATACAGAGCGCGGTACAGGTAGTGAGACTTCTTATGCAAAGCGTCTTATGCCTAAGCTAGTGGATAAGCTAACTAAACGCATAGAAGCAGAGGTCAACACAAAAGGTGCAGGTCGTCGCAAGAAGTTCTTGGCCCACCTATCCGGTGTTGATGCAGGCTCTATTGCATTCATTACAATAAAGACAGTATTCGATGCACTGACGAGACATGAGACTGCACGTAAGGTCAGTCTTGCTATTGGTCGTAAGATTGAAGATGAGCAGAGGTTTCAGACATTCCGAGAAGAGCACAAGGAATACTGGGACTCTATCATGTTGGACTTCAAACAGAAGAACACCACGGATTACCGACACAAACACAGGGTACTAGTTCACTCCGCACAGCAGAAAGGTATGGAGTGGGAAGACTGGGGAGCAGAGGCACGTATCGCATTAGGAGCTGCTTTACTGGAATACGTGATTCAAGATACCACCTTAGTTAAACTAGAGCGTACAAAGAAGCGTGGGAAGCATCAGGTGTATGTTGTACCTACACTAGAAGCCCTTGCATGGATTAAAGACCATATGGAACAGGCCGAGATGCTTGACCCTGAGCTTGGGCCTACTATTATACCTCCTCGTGACTGGACAGGTGATGATATCTACTCAGGTGGCTTCTACAGCCCAGAACTTATCTCCCGTACTCCACGTATTAAGTTACATGGTAAACGTCATAGGAAGGCCATAGAGGGCCATGACTACAGCGTAAGTGCTCTGGGTCTTAACCTATACCAAAGAACTCCTTGGGTAATCAACCAACGTATCTTAGGCGTACTAAAGGATATATACCGAGGTAACTTAGGTATAGGTCTTCCTGAAACAAAGCCCTATGAGTTACCTGTATCACCTGTACCAAGAGAACTCAAGAAAGAGGACATGACAGATGAACAACTCGCAGCCCTTGTACTATGGAAAAGAGAAGCAGCCTTGGTATACACTAAGGAACGTGAACGTACAGCAAAATGCTTGCAGCTTTCACGAGTTCTTCGTATGGCTGAAAAGTATTCCACGTACTCGCAGTTGTTTTTTGTTTGGCAACAAGACAGCCGAGGAAGAGCATACGCTGCTAGTCCGGGACTTAACCCACAAGGCTGTGACTACGTTAAAGCTTTACTACGGTTTAAGAAGCTTAAACCTCTGGGACATTCAGGGGTTAAATGGCTCGAAGTCCAAGGAGCAAATAGCTACGGAGTTGACAAGGTTAGCTTCGCTGATAGACTTAGTTGGGTCAGGGATAATGAAGAACATATCCTCAATGCCGCAAACGATCCCGTTGGTAACAAAGACTTCTGGGGTGGTGCCGATAACCCTTACATGTTCTTGGACTTCTGTTTCGAATGGGCAGGTTATAAGAAATATGGAATCATGTTTCATACAAGCTTACCAGTTGGGATGGACGGAAGCTGTAACGGATTACAAAACCTTTCAGCAATGCTTCTTGACGAGGTTGGAGGACGAGCCACAAACCTATTACCTACTGAAGTCCCTAATGACATCTATCAGCAAGTCGCAGATGTGGCCCTTGGAAAACTTCGTAGTAGAGATGACCTCTTATCACGACAATGGCTTGAGTTCGGAATCGATAGAAAATGCACTAAACGTCCAGTAATGACGTTACCTTATGGGGCTACCCGTACATCATGTCAGGAGTATATCTATGAATACATGCTCGAGAAAGCTGAACGACAAGGTTGGCCTTGGAGCACTTCTAAAGAGAAGTTCGAGGCTTGCCGATTCATGTCCGATATCGTGTGGAGTTCTATTGGCGAGGTCGTTGTGGCAGCAAGGAAGGCGATGGACTGGTTGCAAGGTGCTTCTCGTATCACTTCCCGTAAAAATGAGCCTGTTAGTTGGATTACACCGACCAACTTCTTGGTATGGCAAGGTACTACAAAAGATACTGATGAGCTTGTTAACACGATTCTTTCGGGTAGAATGCGTCTCACGGTCTACAAACCAACTGATAGCATTGACTCACGAAAACAAGCTAGTGGAGTAGCACCTAACTTCGTACACAGTATGGACTCATCCCATATGATGTTAACCACTATCATGATGAAGAAGCGTGGTATCAGTGATTTCCACATGATACATGACGACTTCGGTACTCATGCCTGTGACGTTGACGTTATGAACGAATGTATCAGAGAAGCATTTGTTCATATGTACTCAACCAATGACGTACTTACACAGTTCAAAGAATACATCGAAGAAACCTACGACTGTGAGTTAAGCGACTTACCTAAGAAGGGTGAGTTAGACTTACTTCTTGTAAAAGACTCTGAATACTTCTTCTGCTAAACATAGCCCCATCATGGACTTTAACAGGTCTATGGTGGGGCTTTTGTCGTTTCCTACGCGCATGTATATACACGGAATTTAATTAATGCCACACCTTAGAATAACAAACTAACTTTGTATTTACCTTACTATAGTGACCGTGGTATCTATTGCTGCCGTTAGAATAGTAATTAGAATAGGGACTGAGAATGTGAACACACAAGGTATACTCATAGATGAAATAGTAACAGACTATGAAAGCTTAGATAATGAACAACTAATCAAAGTAGTATTCGGTTATGTACAGACAGGATTGAATATCCCGGAGTCACTGAAGAGTGTATGTGAAGATAAGCATATCTGGGAAATCGTAGAACCTCTACTAGGAGAGAATGATGTTGAAAGCATTATGGACGAGATTGAAGAAGGTCTTTGTTAAGACAGTCTATGTTGAAGTCGAAGTTATTAAAGAGGTAGAAGTACCTGTATACGAGTTTGGTGTAAGTCGTGAACTTATTGCCGACCTTGAAAAGAGATTCCCTCGTTTGATGTATGTCAAAGGGAATGACTTAGAAGACTTTGCCCAGAACGCAGGTTCATGGAGAGTCATCTTACACTTACAGAAACAACTTCGCAAACAAGCGGAGATACCAAGAGGTAATTGATATGGCTCGTGGAGCAAGAATGGGAGCACAACGTGAATCTGCTCGTCAGACTATGAGTGACCGTTCCCGTGGACGCGATAATAACAGTCGAGGTAGTGAGATTCGAGATAACCAACGTGCATCGCAGAATCGACAGGCAGCACAAAGACAGGATACTCGTGACCGTTTGGCTCGTGCAGCAGGTCAGACACCTACGACTGTACAGCAACGTCCGACAGTTTCAACATTGAACGATATTACAGGTGCCAGTGAAATCTCGGGTTATCAGCAGGGCTTTACAAATACAGCAGAAGCTACCACGGCTGGTAACATCGTGGGTATTGGTGCAGGTTCCTTAGCAGGTAGTGCCGTAGAAGCAGCAGCAGAGAAGGTAGGTGAGCTATCCGCTGATACACCAAGTGGCCCACTAGAGGCGGCAGGACGAACAGCAGGTAAGGCCGCAGCTACTGATACAGGTATTGGTTTAGGTGGTGGTTTAACTGAACAAGCTGTTAGTTTAGGTCTTAGTGCATTAGGCCCGGTAGGTCGAGCTATCAAGACTGGCCTACAGTATGACCAGTTCGATAAGGCAACTTTCGCAGGAGAGAAGGCTTTACAGTCAACACCGAGGACAGAATCTACACGTACCTCACTTAGCAGTGGTAGTGACCGTACCGTTACATCCCCTACTGATTCTGCTGTAGATACAGTAAGCTCTAGTACAGCAGTAGTACAGGCACCTACTGTACAATCTGTTGTACCGTCTATTGGTATCTCTTCCGGTACTGATGAACGTAAGGCTAACTTTGGTGGTGCCTTGGCTATCCGTGGTAAGAAGGTAGGTACTAAGCGAGGTAAGGTCTAATGGCTTTTGGATTTGATTTAACCGACGTAGGTGACTTACTCTCAGACGTTGGCTCTAGCATTTATGAGACAGGTACTGACCTGTTATCTGATGTAAGTCTAGCAGACGCAGCGGCAATAGGTGCAGTAGGTGCATCGGTGTACTTTCAGAATGAGAGTCTGAAACAACAAGAACAGGCAATGCAAGATGCAAGGGATGCTGCGGAGGCTAGTTTATCTAGTGACCCATTAAGTCTATCAAGTGCTGATGCAGTGACTATTGACATTGGTGAAAGTGATATCGTAACTGCCGAGGATTACGCAGACTCTGAGAGTGAGAAAGCTTCGAATGTAGGTAAGGTACGTAAGAGTATTAAATCTGCCACTCCTAAGAGTACACGTACAACACTAACAGTGCCTCAAAAGACAGGCGTACAACTATAAGGATACATTATGAGTACCGTCTCACAAAGATGGTCTGCTCTGGAATCCGAGAAACAACCGTATATGAACCGTGGTGAGCAGTATTCCAGATGGACACTCTCCCACGTATTTCCTCCTGAATCATACAACGGTAATATCTCCTTAGATAAAGACTGGGACTCCGTAGGCGCACAGTCAGTGAATCATTTGAGTAACAAGCTCATGCTGACACTGTTCGCACCTGCTAGACCTTTCTTTCGTCTAGATGCAGAAGAAGCTGCGCTGACTAAGATGGCACAAGAGTTAGGTGTTGACGAGGCTAAGGTCAAGTTAATGTTATCTCGTGCAGAGAAAGCCGCAGTAAAACGTTTGAATAAAAAGAATGCCCGTACAGCACTGGCTCATCTTCTGAAGCTACTTGTTGTAACAGGTAATGCTTTGTTTTATCTTCCTGAGAATGGGAAGGCCCGTACCTACAGCTTACGTGACTACGTTGTACAACGTGATTCACAGGGCGACCTACAAGAACTTATCTTGAGAGAGGAGTTCACCTTAGACCAACTTACCGAGGATGAGCGTTCTCAAGTGCTGTCTGCTAAAGGTGCCCGTTCTAGTGACAAGGTTAAGCTGTATACTTGGGTTATTCGTCAAGGCGATAAGTTCCAAGTAACACAGTTCGCCGATGATATAACACTATCCGGTAATGGTGAGTATACAGAGAAAGAGCTACCTTACATCCCGGTAACTTGGAATCTTATTACTGGCGACCATTATGGTGTCGGTCATGTTGAAGAGTATCAGGGTGAGTTTCATACTATTGATGTCCTTCAACAGTCTCTTGTAGAAGGTGCAGCAGTAGCAGCTCAGTTGAAGTTCTTAGTTAACCCTAACGGTTCAGCAGATGTAGAGGAGCTGAACAATGCCGACAACGGTGATTATGTATGGGGTTCTCCTGATGATGTAACTACAGTCAATATCGACAAGGTGCAGGACTGGTCTGTTCTTCAAGGAATTATCTCACAAGCAGAGCAACGTATTGGTAGAGGCTTCTTGGTAAACTCTGCTATTACTCGTGATGCCGAACGTGTTACCGCTGAAGAGATTCGCTTACAGGCGAGTGAACTAGAGAATGCTTTGGGTGGAGTATACTCACACTTAGCAGAACAGCTTCAACAACCCATTGCGGTAATCTTACTTAATGAGATTGAGTTAGGTGGGCTAGAGGCCGAAGGTGTTGAACCTATCGTTACTACTGGTATTGATTCGCTGTCTCGTGGTAGTGAGCATGAGCAGATGATGCTCTTCTTACAAGACACTTCAATTATGAATAACATACCAGAAGAGGTTCGTGGTATTCTTCAGGTTGATAATCTACTTAGTCAAATGGCTATGGGTAGAGGTGTGAAGTACGAAGACCTAATCAAGACACCTGAACAGCAAGAAGCCGACCAGAAGAAGGCCCTTGAACAACAAAAAGAGCTTATGGCAGCAGAGGCTCAAGCTAAACAACAAATGCAAGGATAAACTATGTTTAAGTTATCGAACTATTTCAGTAAGCAAGAAGAGGCTATGGCACCAGAAGCACCTCAAGGTAGTGCTGCTGAAGCACCTGTTACACCAGAAGAGCAATCACCAACACAAGCACCAGAACAGGCACCGACTCCTGAACCAGAGCCTGAACCAATTACACCTGAAGAGACTGTTCCTGCCTCTGGCGAAGGTTACGAAGATACGTTCTACGGTCATGCTGCTGAGATGTTCGATAATGCACAGCTTAACGGTCAGCCTGTAGTGGACTACTTCGAAGAGCATGGCGAGTTTCACGCAGACCATGTTAAGCAGATGGAAGAGAAGATGGGTAAGGCTCAAGCTTCTATCCTACTTCAAGGTATTCAGGCAGAGGTTGCAAAGGCTACTGCGTCTCAAGAAGAAGCCGACAAGGTTATCTATGAGGCTGTAGGAGGCCAAGAGAACTTCGATGCTGCTGCTACGTGGATTCAGTCAGAAGACTCAGGTTGGACTGATGAAGAACGCGCAGATATGAATAAGCTTCTAGACATGGGCGGTAATATCAGTCAATGGGCTGCACAGCTCATGATGATTGACTTTAGTAATGCAGGTAATCCTGCGGTAGCTCCTGTACCTACTAAGCCTGCTATCCGTGACGGTCATAAGGCACAACCTTCAACACCTGAACTAATCACTATCCAAGACTATAATCAGGGCATTAAGGCAGCTAAGACACAGAGTGAAGTTGATGCACTTGTTAAACGTGCTAACTTTACACGTAGTTCTAAAGACGCATTCGACCTTGGTTGGAAGTTCGGTTAACTCCAAGTGGGTGGTATTAATGCCACTCCTTAGAGAAACTAGCTAGTTCGTCTCTTTATTTTAAACTTTAAAAGGAAATATCATGGCTCGTAATTTTATCACCGAGGGTGGTGTTACACAAGCAGGTCAACGTCTAGGCCAAGGTGCAGTAGACGCACTACATGTTTCAGAGTATGGTTCTGAAGTAGACGGTACAATGGTTAAGAAATCTGTTATGCGTGAGTTCATTCCGATTAAGCCTATTGTAGGTACATCGACACTTACTAATGACCGCGTAGGTGAAGCTACTCTACAAGCGGTTGGTCGAGGTTCACAACGTCCTGACCCTACTGGTATTGAGTTCTCGAACATCTCGGTTAAAGTTGATACTATCGTACTTGCTCGTGATACCATGCCACTACTAGACGAGTTCCAGAACCGTTTAGATGTACGTATGGAGATGGGTAAAGAACACGGTAAGAAAGTAGCCGTACAGTTCGATACGTCCTTCCTAGTACAAGGTATTAAGTGTGCGCAGAAAGATGCTACTGGTCAGCCTAAAGGTTGGGTAGGTGGTACTACTGCTACATACGCTAACGCCGATATCGACGATGCTGCTAAGTTCTTGGAAGCTATCGAAGACCTAATCACTGGTATGGAAGAGAAAGAAGTAGACATCGAAGAGTGTGTGCTATTCCTTCGTCCTGCTCAGTATCAAACGCTTATCCGTAACCCTGACCTAGTAGACCGTGACTTGTCTGAAGGCAATGGTCATCGTGCTAATCGTTACATCCTGAAAGCAGCAGGTCTACCAATCGTTAAGACGAACCGTATGCCTAAAGTTAAAACTGATGTGGCAGGTGGTAAGCACGAGCTTCTATCTAATGCGGCTAACGGTTATGCCTACGACATCACAGAAGCTGACGCTCGTTGTCTAGCTCTGATTCTACACCCTAAGTCGCTACTAGCAGGTGAAACAATCCCGCTTACTTCTAAGGTATATTACGTAGAACAGGAACTTCAATGGTTCGTGGACTCTTATCTTTCTTACGCTGTTACGTCTAACCGTTCAGACCATACCGCAGCGCTGTTCTTGACTGCTGACTGGTCTTAATTAACTCCTTTTGGGAAGTTTATCCTTTTGGGTAGGCTTCCCTATTTTTTGCGAGATTCTTATGCTTACTAAATTAGAAGCAGTAAATGCTATCTTACGTAATCTCGGAGTGTCCTCTGTAACGTCTATTGATAACATCACAAGCCCTGATGCTCAGGCCGCTGTAGATACTATAGAGACAAAACGTAAAACTGTTCAGGCGACATCTTGGTGGTTTAACACACAAGAAGGCGTGACCTTACCTCTTACAATTGATAACGAGATTCTAGTTGCACCTAATGTCATGCAGGTTAATACATCTGACGGCGGGGTAGATATTATTCAACACGGTACTAAGCTATTCAACCGTGATAACAACTCGTACACGTTTGATGCTCCCTTAGAGAATGTCTGGTTAGTATACGTTCACGAGTGGGATGAGTTACCCTACTCAGTGCGTGAGGTTATTCAATACTCCGCTATGATGCAAGTACAGTCTGACTTCGAAGGCGACCAAGAGAAACTTAATCAAGTAGACGGTCAGTTACAAGGTGCGTTCTTGACAATGAAGCGTGAGCACGTACGTAACCGTAAAGTTAATGCCTTTACCAGTCCTCGTTCTGCTTACTTGCTAACAGGGCCGCACTACAGCAACAATAACCCGTACCGCATCGGAGGCTAAATGGCTAGTAGCGTACATTCCTCATATGACTCCTTACTTCAAGGTATCTCACAACAGCCTGTACGCGACCGTCAAGAAGGTCAAGCTCAGGACATGCTTAACATGATACCTGACCCGGTAAATGGACTACACGACCGACCACCTACAGAATATCTGAACTCCTATTTTGATACGTTAGGAAGAGAGGTTAAGTGGCATCACTATACAAGAAGTGAAGACAAGTACATCTTAGGTATCATGGAAGACGAGGTAGTAATAACTGACTTCTTTGGCACGCCTCAAACAGTGGTTACTGATGCTCGTGCATTGGATTACTTTTCTCGTGGCTCGTTACCTTTGAAAGACCGCTTACATGCAGTTACTTTAGGCGATGTTACCTTGGTAGCTAACCGAGAAGTTGAGACATCTATCCTTCAACCTTCGTCCTTTGAACAGTGGTCTAATGCTCTTGTATACTTCCGTACAATTAATGCAGGTCGTACAATAAGCTTGACGGTGTCCTCACCAGATAAGCCCTCAGTGACTGTGACTTATAGTGTACCTACTCAGGTATCTACCGTACCAACACCTACTGATGACATTGCACGTAATACAGACTTACAGAACCAGATTAAGGCCAGTGGTACTGATGCAGTAGCTGCACAGATACGCGATGCTTTGGACGGTAATGCTACCTTTACTGCTAACTATACAGCTAATCTACAAGGTTCGGTATTAGAGATATACTCAGACCATTTCCAAACTGATGGTACTCGATTAGAGGTGACATGTAGCGTTACTGATGATATGGGCGGTGTATCCGTGTATGCAATTAATCGTACAATACCTTCTGTAGGTCAGCTTCCACCCTACGCACCGCAAGGCTACGTTGTTCGTATCACTAATGACGGTTCTAGTGTTAGAGACGACTACTACCTAAAGTTCAATGCTCCGGGTGGTACAGGCTTTACATCACAGCCGGGTAAGTGGGAAGAGGTGGCACATCCACGACAGAACTTCAGACTTAACTCGGATGATATGCCTATGGCTATTATTCAGTTACCTGACTTATCTTTCAAGGTACATCCACTGGATACCGCCTTACCTGAAGAAACGGAGAATATCTTCTGGGATGACCGTGGTGCAGGTGACGATATATCTAACCCCTTCCCTGACTTCCTTGGTTATGCGATTGAAGATATGGGCCTGTTCCAAGAACGTCTGTACTTCCTTAGTGCAGAGGCTATTACATTCAGTGAGTCCAAGAACTACTGGAACTTCTTTAAGAAGTCAGCAACCTTAGACGTAGTAACTGACCCTGTTAATAAACCTGCCAACAATACAGAAGTCTCTATCCTAAAATACGCGGTACAGCACAACCGTGACTTGATTGTGTTTGCAGACGATAGCCAGTTCCGTATACAGGGACAGCAGGCAATCACACCAAACAATACTACAATGGTGGTAACTACAGGCTTTGGTACAGACCTTAAGACTACTCCTGCTGTAGCGGGTGAAGTAATCTTCTTCCCCTTTAAGACTGGTGCCAATAGCGGTATACGTGAGTTCTATACTAATAATGAGTCTGACTCTAATAATGCCAGACCTATTACGTCGCATGTGAAGGACTTGATTAAGGGTAGTGTTATTGAACTACTTGCTAACTCTCAGGAAGATATCCTTGTAGTTCGAGGTGAGACAAACCCTAATGACATTTACGTGTATCACTACTTATGGCAAGGTACTGATAGAGTTCAGGCTGCATGGCACACTTGGCAGGTCTGTCAGAACTGTGACATTGAGTACATGTTCTTCGACCGTTCTGTTCTGTATATTATCCAGAAAGAGAAGGAGACTAACTTAGCACAGGGGTTTACTCTTAACCTAGAAGATATTGACGTTACCGGATTAACTCACAACATTTACTTAGACGAGCGTATATCTGCTGTAGGGGTTAATACTCAAGTTATCCTTCCTACGGGATATCCTGCATCAGATGTGACCAACTTAGTGGCTGTACAGGGTGAAGGTTGTCCTTATCCCGGTATGAGGGCGGTGTTCGAATATGATGAACCTACGCGTACACTTACATTCAAATTCGATTTAGAAGGCGGTGCTGTGCATGTTGGTAAATCCTATGAACGGCTATATTCACCGTCTATGCCTACACTTAGAGATGACAACGGTAAAGCTATTGACCCTTATCGATTTACTATGGGTAACTTTACTGTAAGGTTTGATGAGACAGGCCCATTTGATGTAACTGTTCGACATCCTCAGTACTCCGAGTTCAAAGTAACCAATAGTAACCGTATCGTAGGACAGGCCATTATCGGTCAAGTAAACTTAGCATCTTCTGAGTTTAGTACAGGTATCCGTATGCCAGTAAAAGACCTTGAGGTTATTTACTCAACGGATTCGTATCTACCATTTAATCTATCTTCTATTGAATGGAAAGGTCAGATTAAACAAAGAGGGAGACGTATCTAATGTCACTCGACCCGATGTTCCTGGACTTCGGGCTTAACTTAACTAAGCAGTATATGGCAGGTCGGGAGACTGATGTTGCCAATGCAGGTATTGCCCTGAACAATGAAATCGCAGAGCTTAATGCTGCGGAGTCACAGGGCTATGCTGCTGTTAATTACAGCCAGTCCTTAGAAGAACTTAGTAATACAAACCTACGGGTGTCTGTTCAACAGATGGAAGCAGAGGCAGAGGCTAGGTTAGCCAGTGCTGCATATGGTGTGTCTGAAGAAGCTATTACGATGAACATTGCTCGTGAAGCAGGACAGACCAAAGCAGAGATTGAAGCAGAGAAGAACTTTGCAGAACTCAACTACCAACAAACACGTAGAGCTATCAGAGCTAATAAACAAAGTCAGAGTAAGATTGCTATCGCTAAACCTTCTAGCTTGTCTAATCTAGTTACAGCAGGTTCCGATACGTACTTCCGCGCTCTTAAATCAGGATTAATTTCTTAGGAGGGGCTATGCCTCAGATTAGTACACAAGGCACTACAGCAGCGCCTGACACTCAAGGACTTGTACGCAATGCTGGTGTTCAGACTGTATCGAAGTCTTTGATGCAATTCGCTGACGCTGCTAGTGTCAATGAGATGAATCAAGAGGCAAGCCGTCGTTACCTTCAGGGGCAACAAGCTATTGCTCAAGGTAAATCTCTTCAAGAAGTAAAGGATAACCAGTCGTCCTTTACAAGTCTATTTGGTGAAGGTGCAAGCGTTGCAGGTGCTCGTGCCTTGGCTACAGAAAACGCCTTGGACGATGCGTACCGCACTTCATTAGATGCTATCCCTAGTAATGCACACTTAACACCTAAAGAGTATGCAGCGGTACAGCAGGATGAATTAGCCGGGTATATCGATGGTATTAAAGATGAGAAGACCAGACAAGCTATTACTATAGGTTTCAGTAAGAAGTCTAGTGAACTATCTGCAATGCACTTGAAGTCTCACGCTCAATACATCGATAACCAAAATGCTCAGATGTACCAGAAGCAGTTATACAGTAAAGGGCAGTCTGCACAGTTCTCTGTAGGTAAGGGTACTGAGGCAGAGATAGAGGCTAACCGTGACTTACTTAATGCTATGGTTAAGCCTAAAGGTATGGGTACTGCTCAATATCATAAACTTATGACTTCAAGCGTAGTATCCTCCTTAGAAGAGGGCAACGGTGCCTTATACAATACCATGATAGAAATGGACGTTGTTAAGGACTTATCGAACGAACAACGTGTAGCTTTACATAAGGCTTATGAGTCTTATGAAGCAGAACAGATGAAGGAACAGTCTGTTGTTGTAGGTGCCTCGTTATTTGATTTAACTACACTCGCAGAAGACCCCAACACAGACGTGTCTCAGTTAATTGAGGGTATCTCAGCACATCAACAAAAGTATGGTATGACACCGGAGAAGGTAAACACTATACTTGAGAAGATGCGTACAGCACAAGAGAACCGTAAGACAGTGAAGGACACTTCGCACTTAGCGCGTACTAGACAGTTTCATCTTATCAGTAAGAAGAATCAACCTGCCGCTTTAGACGCTATGCGTGAAGAGTTCGGTGATAATTATCCTGAGTATTGGGCAACTATCGGTGTTAACGATACTACGTTATCAAAACGTTGGACACAGAGCTTTCAATCTCTAGTGTTACCAGATGGTGAGGTAGACCCACGTTTCGTAGAGACTGCACAAGAGTTTATGCAATACAGCTCTATTGACAAAGACAGGGCGTTTGCTCATATTAATGACCCTAAAGCCAAGGCGCGTATTCAAGCAGTACTCTCTCGTGCAGCAATTGATGGTGATTTGGTATCAGCAGTTCGTCAACGTTCCTTGGTTGAGCAGAATAATGCCAAGGGTGGCTTTACTCCTGAGACTCAGTCAGACATTGATGACGCTGTTAAAGGTGCTATCTCTAGTACTATTATGCCTAACATGTTAGGTGGGCACGATGCACTAGATAGCTTTAATGCTGACTACGTATCCGCTACTATTAAACGTCAGACAGAAGACTACATGCTTAACGGTCGAATGGATGCCGAGGATGCTGCTGAAGTAGCCCGTATGGACTTTGAGAGGACGCATGAAAAGATTAAAGGTGACTACATTCCTAATGGGGGTGAGTCTTTTAGTAGCCGTCTTGGGTTGCAGGACGGGCGAACACCGGAGGCCGCTTTAGATGATTTCGTAGATACTAATCGCGAAGTTATGTTTGGTGCTCATGAAGGTGACTACAGTACAGTCTATAATATAGCTAATAACTCGATGACTTTTGTACCTATTGACGAGAACGGTATACCTACACACGGTGGTCGTACTATCTCTATTGATGCTATGAAGTCTTTGAATGTATTGGCTCATGCTAAAGAAGAGGCTAATCTACTACAGGCTAATGCACTTAAACATCAGGCTACACTAGACAGTCAAATATTACGTGTTAAGTTGAACTATAAGCGTCGTTACAATAAAGAGCTTACCGATGAACAGGCTTTGGCAGAAGTGAATAAGCAAGGTGAGTCAAGGTTACAGATGAAGACTAGTGTTGTAAATGCCGTCTTTCAAGCTATGCCTCAACTCAAGGCTTTAGGTGCGGCTCCTGAGCTTATACGTTCAATGGCAGAACCTTCAACCACACCTGAACAAGAGGCTACACAGTTTGCTGTAGATGAAGGTGTTAAGTATGGCGTGGCTATTCCTACTCGTACAGGCATGGGTTGGGGCATTGAATCAGTACGTGTTATTGGTGGCACTAACGAGAACGTCGGTTATATGCTTGATGTCTTTGCAGCAACAGAATCTGCCTCCGGTAAGTTCCGAGCTAATCCAGTATCTTCAGCTAGAGGTGTGTTCCAATATATGACCAAGAGTTTGCCGGGCGGTAATAATGCTATGCAAACAGCAATCACTCGTGCGTTACGTTCTTATCCAGAAGGTGCGCCTTCATGGTTAGAGGATGCCAAGGACGTCGCGTTTAACGGTACAGACCAACAGCGTGAATACTTCATGATGACACTTGACGATGATAAGTCAGCGGCTCTTATGTTACTAGATTTTCAAGGACGTCCTGAGACAGCTTCATTATTGAAGAAAGTACAGGATGGCGATAAGGACGCTATCGAAGAACTTTACTTCAAGTACCATCACACAAACCCGGATGAGGCAACTACTGAATTGTTCCATAGAAATATGAAACGTTGGGCTGCTCCGTCTAAACAATTCCCTACACCGAGGTAAATGAAATGCCTTTAACAGACTTTGTACCTGAGCAATCGGAAGTATCTACAAAGGTGACAGAAGTAAATACACCACTTCCAGAACAACCAGTACCAGAAGCTGTTGAGGCCACGCCTACTTCTGAGGTGTTCGCTACAGCATTTGAACAACATAACCCTATCACCAACTTATTCCAGTTAGGACAGGAACAGTACGAACCCCTTGAACAGTGGGATGCTTCGGCATTCCCTGAACTCTTGCAAGACGTACCAGAAGAATTTCGTAACGAAGTAAGTTCAGCAAGGTCGCTTGAACATGCCGAACGAATCAAAAGAGAAATTAAAGCTGAAGAGGAAGGTCATCGTTTACTTACTGATTCTGGTTATACAGGGATTGGTGCAATGGTGGTCGCGACATTAGCTTCGCCTGACATTGTGATTGGTGGAGGCTCTATCATAAAATCAGGTCAGTTAGTTACTAAAGGTCTACGACTAAAGCAAGCTGCTTATGCAGGCTTAGAGGGTGCTGCTGTTGGTGCCATCTCTGAGTCTACTGTTGCAATGAACCGTCATACTGTAGATGCAGAAGATGTGATGTATAATGCCTTAGCAGGTATGGCCTTAGTGGGCGGTGCTGACGTTCTAATGAACGCTAAGGGTTTAGCTGCACAATCAGGTGACGTAATTGGTAAGACTCAACGTGAGATGAACCAGAACCTCTCAGTAGGTGCTGCACAAGTAGACCAACGTAATACCCGTTTCAGTCAAACAGAAGCAGAGGCTGACATTGTAGCAGAGTCTAGAGAATGGCAATCCGAGCATAAGGTAAGCCGTGGCGGTAAGGTGTCTGAAGTAATGGACGCTTTGACAGGATGGTTCCCTAGTAAGTTAAAGACTGACTCAACAAACCTTTGGGAGTCTAAGTCGGCAGTAGCTAACAAGTTCACTCACGAGATGGCTGAATCCGGCTCGGGTATTTACGGTCGTACTGATACAGCAGCTCAGTTGAAAGACATCACAGAACGTCGTTACTTGACTAAGCTTATGCCTAACTACGAAGGTCATGTACAGCAGTTCTCTGGTTCTAAGCAGGTCAAGGGACGTAAGGCCAAGGCTGACGTATTCAATACAGCTCTACGTGAAGAATTAGAACTAAGGCGTCGTGCTCACATAGGCGGAACTCACCCTGTACCAAATACAGACCCTGTTATTACTAAGGCTGCTGATGAATGGCAAGCTATGATGGATGATGTACTGAACGACGGTAAGGCTTCAGGCATTAAAGGCTTTGAAGACATAGAACGTATTCCCGGTTATGTACCTCTTCACTGGGATGGTCATGCCTTACGTAACATGAGTAAGACAGACTATAACGGTTATGTATCCCTGTTATCTGAAGGTTATGAATCTGTAGGTATGGACGAGGATACGGCACTTAAAATTGCAGAGGCGGTACTTGACCGTACTGGACGTAAAGATTTGAAGCTAGACTCTAACGTGTCTTCACTATTCAGTGGTGATGCTGCTAATACCTTAAAGCAGTTACTGGGTGATGATGAGTTCGAGAAGGTTGCTGCTATAGTGAAAGGTAAGTCAGAGGATGCAGGTAAGTCTGCTCGTGTTCGTAGTCGTACAGATGTAGACTTAACCGTTACTGATGCTTCAGGACGTTCTTTGATGGCTATTGTCAATAATGATATGCAGTTCATTGGCTCTAAATACGCACAAGAGATGGCAGGCCGTGTTGCCTTGGCTAAGAAGGGTGTGAAGTCAGAGGCAGACTTTGAACGAATTAAAGAAGCTGCTTTGAAAGAGGCAAGTGAGTTAGGTGAGGATACCGAGGTTATAGGTAACTCTATGCAGTCGGTATACAATCAACTACTATCTCGCCCGGCAGATGGTATAGGTGTTAACAAAGGCGCACGTAGATTCATGGACTTCGCTTCCGTGTCTATGCTTGGTGGTATGGGTATGGCACAGCTTGCAGAGTATGGGCCTATCTTGGCACAAGCAGGTATACAGGATACCCTAAAGAACTTACAGACACTGAACCCAAAGAATTTCATCAAAGACTTCAACGGTGACTTGCTTACTGACATGGAATCTTTCATGGGTAAGATAGGCCAAGAGGAGATACTGTATTCGCCGTATGTTCGATTAGAGGATGCAGATGATGCAGCTACTAACGCCCTACTTCAACGGTATGATGACGTATCTGCGCGTGCGCAGCACTTGAATGGTATCTTATCAGGTAGCAATGCTATCAAACGCCACCAACAGCGTATGGCAGTAACTCTTGGTTCGTCTAAGGTTATTCGCTTGGCTAAGGAGGGTAAGCTTGATAAACAGTTCCTTGACGAGATTGGTATCAAAGCTTCCACGATGAAGGAGATTACCAAACGTCTTCGTTCAGGAGATATTGAGTTTAATGAACGAGGTGCATTAGAAGCACTTAACTTACGTAACTGGAATCCTGAAGCAGCAGAGAACTTCGCAGTAGCCATGAACCGTCATATGCACCAAGTGGTTCAACGTACCTTAGCAGGTGAAGACAGCTACTGGATGTCCGGTACATTCGCTAAGATGATGCTACAGTTCCGTAACTACCCTATCGCAGCAATGGGTAAACAGTTGGCTCGTGGTGTTCGTAGTGGTAATGCCGGGCCTGTATTCCTATACTCAACAGCGACAGCAGCACTTGCCTATAACATTAAATTGGCAGTACAGAACAAGGATACTTCAGACTTAACAACAGAAGACCACATTCAAGGCATTATGCAGATGTCCTCACCTGCGGGTTTACTTCCTGATATGTACTCTACTACATTGGCGATGATGGGGCAGGATACTACCTTTGGTCGTCAGGCCGATGTATCTAACCCTGTATTCTCAATGGTCGGTTCAGCAGCACAAGCTCCATCTGCCATGTACAACCTTGCTTCTGGTGAAGGTACTAAATCGGACGTTAGTGTAGTATCAGCAGTTACACCGTTCAGTAATATCGCAGGTGTCAGTGCTTTAGTTAACGGATTAAAGGAGGGCTTGTAGTAGCCTCCTATTAATGCCACTCCTTAGAGAAATTTATTGAAGGTTATTATAATGGCTTTATCAGCTCAGACTTATCAAGGCGACGGTAGTAACACAGACTTCGTACTTGATTTTACATTAGGTTATATCTCCGAGTCCCATATTCACGTATATGTGGATGATGTAGAAATTCCGCAGAATACTTTACAGTTTATCTTAGGTGGTGGTTCTGTACGTTTACCTACAGCACCTACTTTAGGTTCAGAGGTACTAGTTCGTCGTATCGTGCCAAACGATAAATTACTTCATGACTACGAAAATGGTTCTCTAGTAATTGAATCTAACCTAGACGAATCCAACCTACAAAGTATTATGCTTCAGCATGAGGCGGTAGACGGTTTTAGTACGGGTATCTACGGAGACATTAACTTCTTCACAGAGATTTCAGATTCTCCTGAAGATACTGCTGAGAGTCCTCGTGGTGTAGAGCAGGTTACTATTACGGGATTGGCTTCTTTGGCAGAGGACCAACGTGACGAGTTTGAGACTACTTTCAACGCTCAGTTCGTATATAAACGCATAGGCAACCTGTCAGACTATTCTGGCATGACTCTTACGGAAGAAGATAAGCTTAACTCTTATCAATATCCTGACGACTCGGGTAATTGGTATGCCCCACTACAAGGACAAGCTTTTCCTTACGTATTACCTATTGACCCTACGGTCTCTGACAGTGGTATGGTACTTACTTCAACTGTAGGTATATATCGAGGAATATGGCCCGACACTGGCGGTATTGCTAACAAAGGCGACACCTATCAAACTCAAGTAAGTAACATACCAACAGGGAAATACTTTACAGCGCTGCAAGACACAATAACTGCTCCAGTTGGTGATGATGTGAACTGGCGCGAGGTTGTTAGTGTTGCCAGTATTTCAAACTACACGAACCTAGCATACTCTAGCGTTGCTGATATGATTTCTGGAAATCCTATCATCGCCAACGTTAATGATAAGTGTACAACCCCGGGTACGTCATGGACTAGAATATCATCCAATAATGGCGACATCCGTGACTTTCGGTATGAGGAAAAAATCAGCGCGGCAGATTTTGGAAATATAACGAGAGGCAAAGGAAGCATAGCGGATTCAATTATTGTCTCCGGCCAGATAATCTCAGCAATCACAAACTATACTTCTGTAGCGGGGCCTGCAATATTTACAATTCCCTCTGATGTATATTTTGACGCTCAGACTCTATTCGCTGCAATCCCTGCGGGCTCTGGCATAGTGGCAAGTACGCAAGAAGATGGTACAAGTTACGCAGGATATACTGGTAAAGCCTCTTGGTCAGCATATGGTGACACTCAAGATAATGACTCCCGTCACGTAATAGAGTCTGGTCATAACGCATTGCTTAACCTGTTTAACGCTCAGTTGCCAAATACTGGCGTTGGCGGGGTTGGTCAATCAAGTAGCTCTCTAGACGGGCGATGTTCTATTACCGCACAGGCTGGTTATGAAGAGGTAAACGGTAGGCAGGTAAGAGCCAAAACATCAAGGCTTCAGCGGTATCAAACTGGTGGTGTAGGGCCTATACATTGGGGCTTGCAACACCCAACTGAAACTGGGGTTGGAACTAGAACATTGTTTGATTTTGACTCTAACGGTAATGCATCGTTCGGTGGGTATGCTACCAAGGATGAATATAACCTTTTAGTATATCCACAAAACACAAACGCGCCAGCGCTAGATAAGCGTACCACTATTGCAATGCGTAATGTTCAGTCATCTGGTAACGGGTGTCGAGTTGAAATGGTAGCTAGAAATGCAGCAAACACAAATTCCTTTGCAATTAATTACGATGGCAACGACCTAATTCTGGGTGACTATGAGTCTCTAGAGGGTGGGTATGCAGGAAACATAGATAGATACATTCTAGGTAGAACTGTTGCACCCGGAGACCAGTCGAGAGTTGTTATTTATGATGATGATAATAGAGGGTCAATATTTGCTAGGAACACACTTTCAAGCGGCTTGACTAGGACAATGCTATTACTTCAGGCAGCAAGTAATACTGCTGCTAATTACAACTGGTGTAGCTTCTTTGATACATTCAACAGCATATCCCGCTTTTCTGTTGACGGGCTTGGTAACGTGACAGCAAATAGTTATACACCTTTTACAGGTTGTCACTTGTTCTTTTCAAGTAGAGATATTGAAGTGGGAACTCCTGTAGATTTGGTTGACGGAAATCAGGTTGATTATATAACCTATCCAGACCCCTATGGTGAGGAATCCTCAACCGTACAACTTAACGGTACTATTTCACCAAGCGGCGCACTGTCTAAGTTATGTGTAGGCTTAGTTCACTCATCAAGAGAGATGGAAGGCGGGTTCATGATAATGGTAGCGGCTGCGGGTGATAACAGGTCTGGAGAGCTAAAAGGATTTAAGGTTAACGACGAGGGAGGTAAAGTACAAGCTGGTGATATCCTTTGCACCTCTTCTACCGTAGGTGAGTTAATGAAGATACCGGACAACTCTGAAGAGTCAGTTGTAAGGTTTAAATCCCTATCAACTCCCGATAATTCTAATGTGGTGTACGGCTACTTTTAATTTAAAGCACGGCAATTAAAGTTAGCCTCAAGCCGTCTTAACTCCACAAAACCCCTTAGTCATTAACTTTGCAATACCTCCGTAATAATCACGTATAATACTGTTATTATGGATTTTATTATGGGACGCGCTGTGCCCTAAGTATATTGAGGATACATTCATAATGTCAAACACTGCACAAGTAATTGTACAGGAGGCCACAAAAGCAGCACCCGTAATTACTGTGCAGGGTATGCAGTTCTTTGGTCTTCCTCTTAATGATGTGGTACAGTTATGTACCCTTTTATATCTCGCACTTCAAGGAGGCTATCTCTTATGGAAGTGGCGTAAGGAGTCAAATAAGGATGAGTAAGAATGCTGCACTGGAAGGTGCATTAGGTGGCCTTCATTCATTAGTAGCGATAGTCCTCGGTAAACAGGTAAGCCATACTACAGAAATCCCGGTGTTCGATAAGGACGGTGAGATTCTTCTAGACGAGAATGAAGAACCTGTTACTGAGAAAGTATTCGATGCTTCCCCTCAACTATTAGCCACGGCAATCAAGTTCCTAAAGGATAATGAGATTACAGCCACGGCAGAACAGAGTGAGGCAGTATCTAACTTAGAAGATGAGGTAGCCAAGCGTCGTGAGCGTAATGCTGAACGTAAGGCCAAGATTGTTGCACAACGTGATGCAGCAATGAAAGCAGCTAAATAGTACTTAACAAAGGGCATTACGGTGTCCTTGATTAAGTATTAAGGAGTTAACATGAGTAACGCAGCACAAGCCCTTGATAGATGGGACAGGCTTCAAAAGTTACAAGAGATTTACCCGGTATTCGAAGACTTCTTAGCGGAGGGTATCGAAGAACTTATGGGCTTTACCTGTACAGACGTTCAGTTGGATATTGGTAATTATTTACAGTATGGCCCGAAGTATAGGATGATACAGGCACAACGTTCACAAGCTAAGACGACTATTACATCGTTTTATGCTGTGTGGCGGCTTATTCATGACCCTGCGGAGATTATTCTTATCTTCTCAGCGGGTGGTGACATGGCTAATGAAATCTCCAACGGTATTATCGACATCATCGGTGACTGGGATATCATGGAGTGCCTACGACCCGGCGCAGATGACCGTCAATCAACGAAAGCCTATGATGTACATAAAGACCTAAAAGGCTATAACAAGTCGCCCTCAGTGGCTTGTATGGGTATCACAGCGAACATGCAAGGCCGTCGTGCCTCTGTACTGATTGCCGACGATATCGAGTCTTCGAAGAATGCTCTGACCGAAGTTCAACGTGACTTACTTCTGCATAAGTCACGAGATTTTACTTCAATCAATCAGAAGGGTGACATCATCTATCTTGGTACGCCTCAATCAACAGACTCGGTGTATAACACCCTTCCCGGTCGTGGATTTGATATACGTATCTGGTCAGGTAGATTCCCTACTGAGAAAGAAGAGAAGAACTACGGTACACACTTAGCACCTTTCATCAAAGATATGATGACACTTAATCCTGAGCTTAGGACAGGTGGTGGTGTTATTGGTGATAGAGGACAAGCAGTTGACCCTGTACTGGTTCCTGAAGACATTCTAGTAGCAAAGGAAATAGACCAAGGCCCTGCTTACTTCCAGCTACAGCATATGCTCGATACAGCGCTTATGGATGCGGCTAGGTTCCCTCTACGTGAGAAACATGCTATCTTTGCTAACCTAGACGAGGTAAACTCTTCTGTTGGCTATTTATGGCAACCTACCAACGATACCCGAATTACTTTAGGTATGGGTTCAGAGAACTATGAGTTCCATTATGCAGCTAAGATAGAAGATGCTCAACTTCCTTACACAGGTCGTATGATGTTTATCGATACTGCTGGCGGTGGTCAGAATGCAGGGGCCAAGGGTGCCGATGAGATGGTAGGTGTGGTAACTTACTTCCTCAATGGCATGGTCTTCTTTATGGATATGGAAGCCTTTGTACCTGACCCAGACAATGCAGATGGTGAGTATCGTAAGTTAGCAGCTTTGGCTTATAAGCATAGGTGTCAGCACATACAGATTGAACGAAACTATGGTGGTGAGATGTTAGTCTCTGCTATCAAGAAAGAAATCAACCTGTACTGGCAAGAGATGGAAGAATCAAACCCCGTTACTCATAAAGCTCATATGGAAGTAGCTCGTGCTAAACGTGGGCCTCAGATTGAGACTACATGGGCTACTGGTCAGAAAGAGTTACGTATCATTGATACACTAGAACCACTAATGCGTCGTCATCAGTTAATAATTAACGTTGATATGATTGAGAAGGATAATACTTTATCTAGGCACTATCCTGCTGAACGTAAGCGTATCTACTCTATCTGGAATCAGATGAAGAAGATTACCCGTGATAAAGCTTCTCTATCGCATGATGATAGATTGGATGCTTTAGCAGGTGCTTGTGGTTTCTGGGCAGAGAGTGTCGTTCAAGATGAGAAGTCCATGGCCGAGCGTAAGCTTGATACCGAGACTGATGACTTAATGGCTGAGTGGGGTGCCAAGGGCATCAAGAAAGGAAACCGTAGTAATCGTCCGGGTGGTAAAGCTCGGGGTTCATTAGCTAAGAACAAGGCAATACGATAATGGTGAAAGTATGGCTACTCGTGGTATGCCTAGCCCTGTCAGGGTGCGCAGGTTTAACAGGCACAGCTCTGGAAGCAGGTCTGGGTGCAGTGGGGTTAGGCGATAAAGGAAACGGTTTACAGGTCGATACAGAGCTTGTGAACGGGGATAAGCAACAACAGGTACAGCTAGGAGAGGCATTAACAGTGTCTCCTAAGTTTGATGAGGTGGATTTGGAAAACTCTACCATGAACGTAAACACAGATACTACTCAAAAGCAACGTGAGATTAATGCGTCGTCCGTTGAGTATAAGGAGGGAGTGGCTTATTGGCAAGCCGCTTTAGCCGGGATGATATTCCTACTCCTCGGTCTGTTCACACCACAATACGTGGTAAGGCGTAAGTAATGCCACAACATCGATTACAGGCTACGACTATTGCTTCGGTTGGTCGTACCTATACACAAGGGGTTAGTAAAGTTACTGGCCCAAGACCTTACGTTAAATATCTCAGAGTACAGAACCGTGACAATCAGTCGATGTACTTCTGGTTCGGTCGAATACCTGTTGACCCTTCTGACCCGTCGTTAGGTGTACTACCTGATGACCCGGCAGACTGGGATGCAGCTCAAACAACCTCAGCAGAGACTACCGTACAAACCTTTGGTATGGAGATTGCCTCGGGCGACTCTGTTGAATTAGGTACAGCAACAACAACTCAACTTTATAGCTACGTGACAACAGGTTCAGCAGTAGCTCATTTACTTATTGGTTAAGGATATAACATGGCTAACGCAACAGCAGCACAGGCATACACAGCAGTACGCGCACTAGAAGCACAAATGGAAGATATAGATGGTGAAGGTTATCACTTAAAGGTAACGCTTGATGTTGCCATTGATAAAATCATCGAAGACACTGTAGGTGTGACTACTTACGACGAAGCTTACGCGGGTATCATCGTAGCAGCTTCTAGCTTGGAAGATGGTTTCGTACAAGACGATTTTGACTATGGTAACTTCGTTATCTACAAACCTAATGGTGGCACAGTCACTCCGGTCGCAGGTTCTAACACTTTGTTCATTACGAACGAAGGTACTTACGTAACATCTTTGTCTGACCCGGCATAACTCCTGTAGGGCCTTGTCTTGAACGATGAGGTTTTACTGCTACACTTTATCATCTATTAGAACTAGCTACTCTTAGAATCCCATTAAGGAACAATATGAACACATTTAAACGTACTATCCAAAAGATTACTCAATTCCCTACTACTCGTCGTGCTCAGTCGGCTAAGTTAAAGACTGTACTGTTGGCTATTGGTATGGAAGCCCAACGTTCTGATGAAGCAGCACAGGAAGCCAAGAAGCTCTGTGAGGCATTTCTAGCACAGTTTGTACAAGAAGGTAAGCAACCAGTCAAGGAAGAGGTTACTCCTTCGCTGAAGTTCACACAAGAGCAACTAGAAGGTCTTCACTACAAGAAAGTAGCTGAGGTAGCCAAGAAGTTCGGTATCTCTACTGAAGGCACTAAAGCAGAGACTATCGTAGCTATTCTATCAGCACAGGGTTAATTATGAAAGACCAACATAAGAAGATTAAAGGTTATCGAGATTTGTCACAGGCAGAGATTGATACGATGAACGAGATTAAGGCACAAGGTGAAGTCTTGGGTCAGCTCATTGATAAGTTATTCACTATGGATAGTACAGACAAGCGTTGGGTTGGTATTGCACAAACCGATTTACAAACTGGTGTAATGGCTGCTGTTCGTTCTGTTGCACAACCTTCTACGTTTTAAGTATTTCTGGTACTGGCCCTTAATAAAGTTTTAGGGGTCATAATTGTGTGGGTATCAATCGACCATTACAAGGCCACGCGTTCCCCCTAGCTCTTCACCATTGACCTCCGTTAACAAGCCTTACTCATGACCATAAGCATGACCTTATCCATGACCATAAGCACGACCAGTAGCAGGACCTCAAGCATTGTCTTACCATGGCCTTGTTGCTGTCCTTTGGCATGGCCTTGTTACTGGCTTAGTGGTGGCTTGTGTGCTGTATCTATATCTACTCGCTCATGACTTACTAACGCCTATCCAATGCCAATATCAAGTACTTAGAGTTTATGCCAGTCCTTAGAGAAACAAGTACTTATCTAG